CCGATGAGTATTGAATAGTTGAATTCATACCAACAAAAAGGCCATTTCCATAGGCCATTCCTCTAAAACCTCCGCTTACTGTTACGGCTTGCCAATCGGTAATATCATTATTGGCACTAATTTGATTTAAATCTACTCTCCAAGTCCTATTACCACCAACAAGAAACTCGTTAAAATCTCCAGTCTCTCCAGCAATTGTAAAGTCAACCGATGAGCCTATAATTGTCTCTAATGGGTCGTTTCCAGTATTACCCCAATTGTAGGTAATATCGTTAATCAGCATAGGAGTTACCGCTCCTGAGTAGCCAGCTTTAAGTATTTGCAAGTTCCAAACATTGCCGCCGTAGTTGGTAGCATACCCCCCCTCATATTTTAGGCCGTAGTCATTTATAGGAGCGTTTTGGCCAGTTAAAACAACATATGCTTTAACATCCTCACTCGGCATAGTGTAGCTAAAAGACAAGTTAGAAGACAATAAAGTATTGCCTGGCGAGGTATACCACATAGCCGTATGATATCCCGACTCGGGTGCAACTGCAATTGTAAGCGAATCGCCTTCTGTGTAGAATTCTAAAGGAGCAACGCCGTTAACGGTAATCGTTCCAAGACCTTCTCGAACTGCAAGTAATAATCTGTAATCGTTAGCCATTAGCCTTTATTTATCTTATTGTTTGCTTGTCCTAAAACATAAACCAAATCCTGTCCTTTTACTACAAACTCGCCGCTTACGTCTCTGTTTTGAGCAAATAAACCACCTTGAGCGCCGCCAGTAAATGACGAGCCACCGCCAACGCCTGAGCTTCCAACTGAAGAGCCTCCGCCTCCGCCACCTTTTGAACCGCCCAAGCTTTTAGCTTTGTTTGATACAAAACCAGCTAAGGCAATCAAAGCAACACCAGCTCCAATTGCGACCGCTGGATTGAGTGTTTTTAAGGCCGTTTTTATGCCTTCTACGGCAAGACCAGTTGCAATCGCTAATTGTCCTAGTTGATTTAATATACCAGCTAATCCGCCAAGTAATGCACCTCCAGCGGCTTTAATTACGTTGCCACCACTTGCCAAAGCGTCACCAATTGCGAAAGCCATGTCACCAAGGGTATTTTCCGCGCCTTGTTCTAAAATATCAAATGTTTCATTAACAAAAGCTTGAGTTTCTGCCAATCTGCCTATAAATGTATCTAAAGAGCTAAAACCTTCAGCGGCTCCGTTTGCTATTGCCGCATAAAATTGCTCAATACCGATTCCACTACCACTCAAAGAATTAACTAAAGCATTATTTGATTGAGTTATTCCATTTATATTCTGTTCATAAATTCCTCTAGTATTTACAATTTTAGAAGCAATTGCATCTAAATCTGTCGCCACAAGAGCTAAAAAGCTTTTTTCTGTGGCTTTGTTTGTAAAAGAAATTAATGGGTCAAGTTTAGATAAATCCTCAAAAGTCCTTTTTAATTCTTCATTTGCAGAAACTGTCTTTTTTGTCTCTTCAGTTCTAACTTTAGCAAAGCTTGCTCCTTGTGAACTAAAACCAATAATTCCAGCCTCTAACTTTATGTTTTGTTCTGCTAATACAACTCTTTGTTCTGCACTTTTAACTTGTTCAGCTATTAATTTATTGATTTGAGATTCAATACCAGCAGCTTCAGAAATTGCAGCCGAACCAAAACCTCCAGCAGCCGTACCAATTGCCCTTCTTTGTTCGTCTTCTCTTCTTGCTCTTTCTTGGTCTTGTCTTTTTTGGCTAATAACAATTGCCCTTTGCTCTTCTTGTAATAAGAGAGTTAAAGTATCTGCCGAGTTTTTATCTATTTGAGCCGAGAAAGCTTTAGCCTTAGCCAATGCCAAAATATCATTGGTCAAAGACTTGTAGGCATCGCCAACATTTCCAGTCAATATCTGCTCGTCGGTTAAATTCTTTAAATATTCGGGTGCTAATTTTCTTAAATCATTTACTGCGGCTATTCTTTTCTCAAGACTTAGATTTGTATTTTCTGCTTGTACTTGTAATAATTTTAAATTTGATATTTCCTTTTGAGCGCTAATAGTACCTTCTAAAGTCGCCTTTGTAATTCCGTCTAAGTTTTCTCTGTATTCGTCAAGTTGCTCATTTAATGATTTTGCGGCCTCTTCAGATTTAAAAAATCCTTTCATCTGCAAAACAGTAAATGCAGTTGTCAAAATTGAAATACCCAAAACAAGGGCATTTCCTGAGCTTAAAATTGACCCAAAAGCTGATTTTAAAGCCGCTCCAGTTGAGCCAGTTTGATTCTTTAATACCTGGAAAGAGCCAGCGAGCTGGGTAATGTTGTTACCAACACCAATAATTCCAAAAGGGGCGTCTTGAATAATTCTTGCAAAGTCAGTTCCAACCGAATTGTAACCACTTGTCGCCTGGGTTAGCTTTTGAACTTGTGGCGCCGTTGCTTGTGCCGCTTTCCCTAACTTATCAAGTTGACCAGTTGCAGTATTTACGCCAGTTGTTAAACCAACTACGTTTGCCCCAATCTCAACCTCTATTCTTGGATTTGCCATTTCTTTCTAGTTTACTTGCAATTTCCAACAATTTCTTTGCTTTCGCAAAGTCTTGCGGTGTTGACTCTAAATGCTTTGCCGTCTTATCCCAAGGCAACGGCCAAAGTTTTGTTGGGTCTAGGTTAGCGCCTTTTTTTAAATGAGGATGTAAACCAATTACCGCTTGAACTCTCATTGCCTCAATCATGTCCTTTTGGTCAATCTCGTGACCTTTTATTAATGCCTTTAACTCTTTACGGCTTAAACAAAAAAGTTGCTCATAGGGCACCTTAGTACGGCCTACAAGCAACATTAAATTTTCTCGAGCGGAATACTCTTCGCTCTCGTCCTCATTTATGTTTTTTTTTCTTGGCTTTCACCAATGCCCAACTCTAAAAGCAAGTCGGCCAAAACATCGTTAAATAACTTCATCACATCCTTTCCCTCAATCCAAACTTTTAACTCATCCAAAGCAACTGGATTTGTTGATTTACGCAAACAAGCAACTTTGTGGCATTCGTGTAATAAAGCGTAAATGTAATCTAGTTTCGGGATTGCGTTGCCAGTAAATGCCTCTGCAATTCCTAATCCTGTAAAATCCTCAAAGTTTGCCAATGACCCAAGATTTGGGTAAAAGAAAATCTCCCCTTCTTTAAAAGGAGCTGAATGGTACTTAGCCATATATTTTGTTTAGGTTGGTATAACGCTAATAACAGGAGCGCCAGCAAAGTCGAAAGTTCCTGAGAAAGATACTTGAGAGTTTCTTTCAGCGGTAATCTCAACTGAGTTTAATTGAGCGTCAACTGTAATGATTTTGTCACCTGACTCAGTACCACCAAAAACCAATTCAAATACTTTTCCGATGTCTTCCATCAAATCAAAAGCTGAAAGGTTAGATACTCCAGTAGATGCAAAATCTAGGTCTCCTGAGAAAGAGAAAGAACCTGATTTGTCGCCTCCTTCTAGTCTTACGCCATAATCGCCCGTGCAATCGTTTCTAACGGTTACAGACTCATTGGAGATTGAAACAGAAGCGGAGGTTTTACAAACGACTGGAAGAGAGTTCCACTCGAAAGTAAAGAAATTGCCTAATTGATATGTTGCCATTGCTTATTCGTTTTAACAAATATACATAAATTTTTATTTATCAAGATACTTGGAAAACATCCAAGGTATAAGACAAGATTTTTTGGTAAGCGATTTGGCTACTGCCTTGCTCAATTTGAGTTCTGCTAAAATTTTTTCTAATCTCTAAAACTTGCAAATCGGCTGGAAATGTCAAATAATCCAAAGTCATTTTTAATTGAATGGCATTGGAAATATTTTCGGAAAGCTTTTTACCTCCGTTACCTTGTGCAAATTTGGTAACGATATTAATTTGAAAGGTTGCGTTTTGTCTAATCGAGCAATCGTTGCTTGTTGTCTCGGCTTCGTTTTGGTCTGTTATAAGGACGAAAGCTTGTGAGCCTTGGTAGATAGCTGGATTAATGCTAGGAGGTAACTCTGTATCGTAAACTGGCAAAGTAACACCGCTAAGCGTTAAAGGTGAAATTGCGGCAATGACTGCCTTTCTTATATCGGTTGCTATTTCTCTCATCCTAAATCTTTGTTTATTTCGTTTTCAATATCCGTCACTAAGTTAGCGGTATTTCTAAAGAAAGCTGGCATAAGGTAAGGCTGGCCAATGATTCGACCTTGTCCGTTTCGGTAAAATCTCCTAGCAATGTCTCGAACCTCTTGCGTGTATTGTGGATTAGAAAGAATTTCTCTTGCGCTTAATCCCGTGCCAAATTCCAGCCAAGCCTCAATCTCAAAAACTGGGTCTCCCGATTGAACGCCAACTCTCCAGGCTAAACCGTTGTCTTCAACTACTTTGTCAATTCTTTGCTTAATATTTAGTGGTCTGCCTTGCCAACTTGCTGGAGCGTTTCTAATTGCCTCAATTTCAATATCCGTTGCCGTGCTTGCCAAAATATCTTTAACTGCATCAATTACAACTTGCTCTTGCTTGTCTAAGTCTTTTAAAGCTGCATCTAAGCCTTTTACCGTAACCGCCATTACACTCCGACCATGTTTATAATGTACTCTTTGTGTTGGCGCTCGTCATTCAATTGAACGCCAGTAATTTTGTAATATTTGCTACGATAATAAACCTGGTAGTTTTCGCTAGGGACAAAAGAGACACGATACTGGATTGCGATTTGGTAAGTGTTTGGCAATACCATTTCTCCAGCCTCCAAAGCATTTCCAGCTCTAGTCTGTTTAACCGATGCAAACGTAGACAAGAAAGTCCCTGGAGTAACCGTTGTGCCTCCA